TGCTGTAGAAGAAAAAATGGTCATGTGTGAACATTGTGGTAAGATGCACGAAGAAGGTGGATGTGCTCAATCAGCTATGGATATGAATGACATGGATCCTGAAACTAAAGGCATGGAAGAAGCTAAAGCTCCAAGATTATCATCTGCACATAAAAACCAAATTCATAAGATTGCTAGGAAGCATTCTGGTAATATGGAAAAGGCTATAAAAGAAATCGAAAAGATGAAAATTTGGGCAGGTCAAGGTATTAAAGATAATCCATATGTAATGGACGTTCTTAGACAACATAATGAAGATGTCAATGAAGGTGTTGATGTAGATCGCAGAACAAAAGGTTTTAAAGATGCAATGATTAGGCAAGAAAAAGCTAAAAAAGTTCGTGAAAAATATAAAAAGAAAAAGGAAGCTAAGAAAGACCAAGCTGAACTTGATGCACGTTACGATTATGATGGTGAAGTAGATACTGTTTTAGCAGCAGCAAATTATGTATTAGCTGGTGGTAAAAATGAAGATGCTGCAGCAAATGCGGTAGCACATGGCGGTGTTGATATGGCACCTAATGCAGGTAAGAAAAAGAAAAAGAAAAATTTAATGGCTCGTAAATACTAAATGAAAACTTTTAAGATGTTTGAGAGTGACGCGTATCACTCAGGATTATCCAAGTCTAGTAAAGCAAAAAGGCAAGCACAGTTTAAAAAGCAAGCCGATATGGATGACGATGATCCAAATGCATATAAGCCAGCGGTAGGAGATAAAACAGCGAAGACTCGTAAGTCTACACATACAACAAAGATGCAAAAGATGTATCCTGATGTATATGAAGGTAAAGCTGATAAGTCTCTAGCAAAGAAAGCTAAAGCTTCTGGTATGCCTCTTGGTATCTTAAGACAAGTCTATAATCGTGGTGTAGCTGCATGGAAGACTGGACACAGACCAGGAACAACACCTGAGCAGTGGGGTCATGCAAGAGTGAACTCATTTGTAACTAAATCATCTGGCACTTGGGGTAAGGCTGATAAAGATTTAGCAGATAAAGTAAGAGGTTAATATGCAAAATTTTAAATTGTGGGAAATGGATTGTTGGGATGGTTATAAGAAGGTTGGTACCAAGAGAGGTAAGAATGGTCAGACTGTAAATAACTGTGTCAAAGAAGATGACTTTGTACCACATATGATGTATGATCCTAAAACAAAGAAAGGATATAAAGCAAAAACAAAAGCTGATCATCTTAGAATGAAAGACATGGGTTATGTACATGACTTAGATGAATTAGGTCCTGCAGCAATGAAGCGTATGAAAGCAAAGAAAGCATACCTTGCTAAGACCATGAAAAAATACGGTGACGCTTCAAAAATGGGAATGAATCCTGCTGATGTTAATCAAAGAAGGAACAAACCTACATTAAAGAAAAGATAATCTTTGCCTTATTAATTATGGCAATATCAATTCCAGCAAAATCAGAAATTAGGCACGTAGCAACAGCACGTGAGTATTCTCAGAAACAGACTTTTATAAACAGCGGTGCAAGAGCTGGGTCTTTTCTGAGTCAAGCTACTACTCTAGTATATGATGATATACTAAGAGCTCAAAACTCAACACCAAAGATAGATATAATTAATGACCTAACACCTGCTCAAAAGAAGGCAGTATACCACGGCATAAAAACAATATATCAACCATTATATGGTGTGAGCGGTAGCCAATATTATGATGAAACATATTTTAATCTTTTAAAAGGATATGTTGGTTCATTCTTCTATAAAGAATTTGATTGGTTTAATACTAATGATAGCTTAAATATTCTTGAGTTTGCTGCACTGAATCTTGGTAATGCTTTATATCAATTTATTGATGTAGTAGTTACTTCCGAAACAATAAACGAAGGATATACTGATTATGCTGAACAAGCAATGGGTGTATATAATGCTTATGTAAGTGGAGGTGCTGCGTTTGTTGTTCGTGAAGAATTAAAAAATAAGAGAGTCAAAATTCAATTATATGATGTAGATGCATCTGGTAATTCTAGTGAGGGAGAGATAGTTCATGCTGGCTTTGATATTGATGGATCTTTAGTTGTTTGGGATAATGAATCTTATCTGTCTCTTGACTCAGAAACTGATATTAGTAGATTCGATTACGATTTTTTTGCAGGCAATGTACTTTGGTTTATGGATGAGCTAGTTGGTATAGAATCAGATTGGACAAAGGATGCATCACCAGGAATTGTAGACAATACTGCTTATGGTTATGTACAATTTACTGAGGACAGTGTTGCCACAGCAGTAACAAGATATCTCGAACATATAAAAAGATTTAATGCACGTAAGGATATAAGAGATTGGCAACCTTGGGGAGTTCCAAAAGGATCTGATATGCAAATACCTTTATGGTTAACTAAATTAAGTGTTGCAGTTGATAGACAACCTAACGGTAAACCTGGACCAGGTTATGACCATGAATACGAATTAGATAGATTAACATATGATCAGACAATAGCTTTAGCATTTGTTCACACTCACGGTGGTGGAGCAAGAGATCGTAACTATATAAAGTTATCACTAGGTGATGTTGATGCAGCAAAAGAAATATATACAAGGAATCACCATACAAACCCCGATCAAGCAACGTTAGATAGATTAAATACCACTATACAAACAGGTCGTGATAAATCTGGAACAATTATTGCTGGAACAGATCCAGGATTTTTTAGAATACACTATGTACCAGCACCAACTATAAAATCTTTTGCTAAAAGTCTACCATTATCGCAATCATTAAATTTATTATATAACATAATATCCGAACAATTCTTTAGTGATAAATATAAAGAGAACCGAGATGCGGTTAAAGCGGCAAACGGAGTGCCGTAATTATATAAATAAGTCTATATAACAAGGAAACATCATGGCAAAACCTAATTCAAGATCGACATTACAAGATTACTGCTTAAGAAATTTAGGCGCACCTGTAATTGAAATCAATGTAGATGAAGATCAATTAGAAGATCGTACAGATGACGCTATACAATTCTATCAAGAATATCATTCTGATGCAGTAATACGTGAATATATTAAGCATGAGCTTACTGCAACTGATATAACAAATAGTTATATTACTGTTCCTGATGCTGTGACATCAGTTGTTCGCTTATTAAAGATTAATGCTTCAACTGGTAGTTCATTATTTGATATGGGTTATCATATGCGTATGAATGACATCTTTATGTTGCAAGGTTTAGGAACACAGATGCAAGAATATACGATGGCACAACAAAAGTTATCATTAGTCGATCATCTATTAAATTCTCATGAGCATATAAGATTTAGTAGACATATGAATAGAATACATATGGATGACGGATTCGGCAATTTAAATGCTGGAGATTTTATTGTATTAGAGGTATTTAGTATTATAGCTCCAGACACTTATACAGATGTGTACAACGATCATTACTTGAAAAAGTATCTTACATCATTAATCAAGCGCCAATGGGGTGCTAACTTAATGAAGTTTCAAGACTTTCAATTGCCAGGTGGAATAACTTTAAACGGTCGCCAGATCTATGAAGATGCGATTGAAGAAATTCAGGGGTTAGAAGAAGAAGCTAGGCTAATATGGGCCATGCCAGATAACTTTTTAATGGGGTAATTAATGGCTACATCAGTATATTTTTCGGGTGCTGTAAAATCTGAACAGGATCTGTATGAAGATCTTGTAACAGAAAGTATTAAAGTATTCGGGCAAGACGTGATATATATTCCACGCACTCGTATATCAGAAGATGCTTTACTCAATGAAGAGTTTAGTGAGTTCACAGCTGCATATCCAATAGAAATGTATTTAGAAAGCGCTGAAGGTTTTGAAGGCGATGGTAATCTATTAGGTAAATTTGGTTTAGAGATTCGTGATCAGGCAGACTTTGTAGTAACAAAAAGACGCTGGGATTCTGTTGTAGGTGTAAATGTTAATGATGCTAATTTAGGTTATACTGAAAAAGGTAAACCTGCTGAAGGTGATCTCATTTATATGACACTTACTCAAAGATTATTTGAGATACGTTATGTAGAACCTAAGAATCCATTCTATCAATTAGGAAATCTACCAACCTACACAATGACAGCTGAGTTATTTGAATACAATGACCAACACTTTGATACTGGTTATGATGAGATTGATGCTATTGAATGGAATAACGCTACATCATATAGCTATGTTCTTACAACAAGTACAAACTCATATAAACTTGGTGAAGAAGTTAAACAATGGACTGGAACAAATGACACCGCTTCTCCAGCTCAACCGATTAATGTTGTAGGCTATGTTGCAGGTTGGGATGGTGACAATAATAGAATAACAATTATATCACCACATCAAAGTACAAATGGTGATGGTACATTCATGCAATTCTCTGTACAGGCTGCATCAAATAGAAAACTTGTAGGTACTGAATCTGGTACATCGTTAAACATTGTAACAGATGAAACTACAACAATAACACAATATAATACAGATCCATTTGCTGATAATGACGAATTTGAAGTTGCTGGTGATGATGTTATAGACTTTACAGAATCTAATCCGTTTGGTGATCCATAATGTTTGAGAATCATTTTTATAACGAATCAACTCGTAGAATGGTATCCGTATTCGGATCTATCTTTAATGACATGGAAGTCGTAAAGAAAGATGCCGCTGGTAAAATACTTAGAGAAATTAAAGTACCTCTTGGTTATGCACCGAGAAGTAAAGTACTTGCACGTTTAAACGAACAAACATCTGATCCAAAGTTAGCAATTAAATTACCAAGGTTATCATTTGAAATAGCTTCTATGGACTATGACGCAAATGCACGTGTGTCTAAACATAAGAATTATACAAAGGTTATAACAGGTGATACATTACAATTAAATAAGTTAGGTGCTCCCGCTGTTTATAAAGTTGGATTTGAATTAAATATTATGGCTGCTACACAAGATGAAGCTCTGCAATTATTAGAGCAGATACTTCCAATGTTTCAACCAGAATATACAGTAACAATAAAAGATATTCCAAGTATGGATATCAAAACCGACACTCCTATTATATTAGAGAGTGTTACTATGAATGATGATTATGAGGGTGATTTAGTTACGAGGAGAGCTATTGTTTATACTTTAGGTTTCTCAACTCGTATTCGTTATTATAGAGGTATAGGTAAGAGTAAACAAATTCTCCAAACAGAAGTTGATTATTCAGAGAATGTTGATCCTACGACTCATAAATTTGAGACACAAAAGATAGTGGGTACAACCACATCTGATGGTGCTGGTGGTTTTAAAGAACCATACACCGAAACGATTAACTTTTTTGACACTGACGTATAGAGGAGAATACAATGTACAGATTTAATGCACGATTAGTAAGAGTTGTTGATGGAGATACCATCGACGCAGATATAGAATTAGGTTTTTCAGTATTCATGAGGGATAGAATCCGTTTAATGGGTATAGATACACCTGAGAGTAGGACAAGAAATTTAGCAGAGAAATCATGGGGACTTGCTGCTAAACATAGATTAATTGAACTATTGGCAGAGACCGATGGTGAATTTACCTTAGTTACAGAAGATATGGAGAAAGGTAAATTTGGAAGAGTACTTGGTACGATTGAGGTTAATGGCAAAGATGCTAACCAAAGTCTTATCGAAGAAAACTTAGCTATACCATATGAAGGCGGCAATAAAGATGAGAGCCGTACAAAGTATGGTGTAATGGAATTATGGAATACATATTATGAAAACCCACAAGAACACGATGACGACCATGAGCACGGAGATGAAAATCCAGAAGCCCACATTGACTGGCACGAAAAGTAAAATTGACGCGGACTTCGAAAGAGTCCGTAGAGATTTATTTGATTTGTCCACGCAAGGTGAAGAAGCCATAGAGCTTATGATGGAACTTGCACGTGAGTCAGAACACCCAAGAGCATTCGAAGTTCTTGGGCAATTAATCAAACAAAACGCTGAGATAGGTGAAAAAGTTTTAAAGCTTCATAAGAGTAAGAAAGAACAGGATAAAACTGAT